TTGTTTGATTCAAGAACAATGATCTATCTTGAAAATACTTCAAGACCTTTGTTTCTTGATCATAGGAAGCAACATATCCGTATGCTCTTCCCGCACCATTTGCTACAACCTGTTCAATCTTTTCACCAACTTTTGGTGTACCAGTAATAGTAGAAAGTTTGAATGAACTTAATCCACTAAATGTATTATCCTGATAAACATCACTAGTTCCAACTTTTGTTGGATTCTTTACAATAGATACCTGAGCAAAACTGGTATCTACTGGAAAGTCTTTAGTAGAGTCATCAAAACGAGCATAAACGAGAACTTTATCAGTTCCTAATTCTGAGTAAATATCAAACCCATGACCTTTTGATGGTGGGATAATTGGAACTAAGTGAGCACTTGTTCCTGTAGAATTTGAGTTAATTGCACCCAAATCAACTAACGCATAACTATAATCCTTACCACCAGTTGTAACAACTGTGTCGGTAATTTTTCCACCAACAACATCGACTCTTACTTTACCACCAGTTCCATCACCGATGATATCCATTTCCTGACCAAGACCATTAGCATAGTTTGCACCAGAATTTTGGATATAAACCGTTTTAATTTGGTTTGTATTGACTGAAGAATCTGCTGCTTCTCTAACAGTTCTTATTTGAGCATCATTTGTAGATTCCCATTGGTTTGGTACAGTAATATATTCAGTAGAATCAAACTTAATAATATCACTAGGACTTATTGAAAAAAGATATTTCCAAATATATCCGTCACCACTATCACCTGCTCTACTAGGTTCTAAGTCAGTAAATCTTGGTTCATCCTGAGAGACATTTCCTTTTGGATTATCACCACTAGAACCATTTTCAATACAAATGTAAACTCTAAAATCACTATTAATTACATAGTAGTTTGCATCATAGAGTCTAGAAGCATTGGTAAGAGGGGAAGGATCAATAATACTGTAATCATGACGATACATCTCATAACGATTACCAGCAACCCAATCAATTCTTCTGACTAGGCGTCTTACGTTAGAAGAAGATACCTTCTTACCATATAAGACAACATCACCCACATGACTGTTATAATCCAGATTGTCAATAGGTGCAGGTGGATTTGTATTCCAAGTATTACTCCTACCATACCCAACAATAGTTGGGTTGGGGAGACCTACAGTAATATAATACGAGTTAGAAGAATTCTCGACTGACTCTACAAAATTACTGGCATTCAGAATTCTAAACTGATCAGTAACGAGTGCGGACATTGTTATCTTTTTTTATATATTTATAGGGGCTTATCCCGAATAGAATGGGAGATCGTTATCAAAGATGAGATTAGGATCGGCAACTGGTTTTCTGGAACGAACTGCTCCAGATTTACCTTGACCAAAGTTTCCTCTTCTTTGAATTGTTGGGAATGTAGAGAGACCAGAATCAACAGTCAATCCAGTAACACCAATAGAAATTGGTGAAGTGGTTCTTTCATTGAAATTGTAGATTCTTCCCCAAGAAAGTGTTCCAAGAGAAGTAGTTAATCCCGCTTCATTTTCATCAAATCTTCCAGTTGAAGTAATTCCAGTCAAATCAGTGGTAGAAGTTACATTACAAATAATTTCACCATTTGCTGCAAGACTTGAAATAGAATCAACGACGTAAATATTATCAAGGAATGTTGTTCCAATACCAACTACAGCAGCATCAGAATCATATACAGAAACACCACCTTGTCCAACTTTTGTGTCGTAAATCATAATTGGATATCCAGGTACGAGATCTAATACATCAGATGCGACCTGAGATTCTCCATTTACACCATAATCACGCAATCCAACAAAATTGAACTTGATTGCTTTCTGACCACCTGTTCCAGTTGTTTCAGAAATTCCAGTGATAATTCCACTGAATCCTTGGACGTTTGAAATATCAGCAATAGTTTCAAATTTAGCAGTTGGGAGAGGTGCAATAGTATTTGGAAGATTTGTACTTGTATAACCAGAACCAACACTCGTCAATGTTACGGAAGTAACTGTTCCAGCAGCAGAAACTGTTGCAGTTGCAGATGCCGTTGAACCAACACCAACAGGAGCAGCAAATTTAACATCAATCGAAGAAGTGGTATAACCAAATCCTGGATTTGTTATAGAGATTGATGTGATAGTTCCACCAGCACCTACAGATACATCAAATTCTGCTGAAATTGGTTCTTTGTGTTCCATCATGAAAGCATCAAACTCAAATGTGTTTACATTCAAGTCGTAAATTATTTCGTCATAATCAAAGAATTGTGCATTATCAACGAAGATTTGGGTAGAATCTACATTTACATCACTAATAATTTTCGCTGTTGGGAATATCTTTGGTTCAATAGAGTCTCTTGTCTTATAGACAATATCACCCTTAATGAACTTATCTCTCTTCTGCTTAATCCAGTTAAATGGTTTGAATGTATTTTGATTAACACCAGGACCAGTGTATACAGGAGTTTCAACTTTATCAGAACCTGCAATTTCGGCAATTGTTCTACTCAGAAGTTGATCAACAGTTTCTTGGAACTTTGGATGCTTCTTAACAAACAAATCATCACCAACTTTTAATGTTTCAGTAACAGTTGTAATTCCAACGTCAACACCTTGTCTACCAACATAGAAGAAAATATCTACCTGGTCATTAATTCTTGGTGCCTCTGTGAATACAAATGATGTTCCACCAGTAAACTGATATGCATAACCAGGTGTTTGGAGAACACCGTTAATGAAGATAAGAAGAACTGAATCAAGGTCAATTGCACCAGAAAGTGGATCATTTGGATCAATTTCAAAACTCAGAAGTTCTCCATTGTAGAATAATGGGAATCTCTTTCTATTGCCATTCTGATATCCCTTAACATTATCAATGTAATCCATTTCACCGAAAGACCAAGCAGAGAAGAAATCATTAAATGTTTGGGTAATTTCAACTTGGAATGGTTCAATAGGATCTGTATAATCTTTAGCAGTTACTAGACCAACAACTTCAACAATATCTCCAGGTTTGAATGCATATCCATTTCTAGCAATTTTGAACGAATTGATATTGAACAATGTTGAACCAATACCAACAGTACCTGCAGCACCAACAGTGAGGTTGAGAAGAAGATTCTTACCAGTATCCGTTGTAGCACCAATACCAAGTCTAGAAACACCTCTTACAGGCATATTTTCATAGTTTGGTTCTGGAATTTGAATTGCTGGATTGATGTATCCAGTTCCAGGATTATCAATAGTAAATGCAAGTGTACCACCAGCACCAACTGTTGCACTAACTACAGCACCAGTTCCTGCACCACCACCAGGTCCAACATTCACAGTGATTGTGTTGTCGGTAACAGAACTAATTGTAAGAGTGGATCCAGATGCTGGGTCTGTAGATCTTGGATATGGTTGTTCAGTGAAGAAATCATCATCAGAACATCTGAAGATTAATGAATCATCTGCAATAGTGATAGTATTACTTGTGGTAAGACCATGATTAATCATGGTTAACTGCAGTTCACCAGTATGTGAAGTATACTTCGCTCCAGTTGGTGTAAACTGGGCACTAGTATCTGCTGTAATAGCATTAGTTACTGCTCTTTCAAATCTATGTACATATGCATGATCAGTTACTGCAATTGAAACTGGACCTCTATATCCAGAACCATGATTCAGACTAAAGAATTCGTAAACTTCACCACCACCATTGTAGAGGTGAGTGATGGAACTAGGACCAACATTTACGGAAAGTTCCGTTGCACTGATAATATTTTGGATATCAAAGGAGCGGTCATGATCTGGGAAGATTGTTGTTGTAACTCCAGTATATGCTGGGGTGCAAGTGAAGTGTAAACCAACTAACTTAACTCTATCTCCAGTCTTAAGATTATGTGAATCTGAAGTCTCAATTTCAATAATTCCAGAATACTTATTATAAGAAGCAGTGCTGATAGAAACTGGTCTAGTCCAAGTATTGATACCAACGATTTCAGTTAAAGCACCAGAACTATCTTTCTTAGCAACAACCTTTGCCCCTACAAGAGGTGCATATCCAAGACCAGGTGTAGAACCAACAGAAACGACTAATCCACCTCTTGGAATCTGATTCTGATTAATATCAAATTCGGATTCAATATAAGAACCATCGGTTGAAGTAATACCAGTAAATACTACGCTAGAGATTCCAGCAGCATTATCATTTTCAAAGATGTAATTGTTTCCAGCATTATTTTCTGTAGAAGGTGTTTGGAATACACCGTTGATAAAAAGAATACCGTTTCCAGGTTCAATACCACTTGTGTTAATACCCTGAATAGTTGTTGTATATGTCTTACCAATACCACTGAAACTATCAGAAATATCGTCAAACAACATATTGGTATCGTAGTTTGATCTCAGGAATGTTCTACCTGAGAATTCTGCTCTAACGTAAGGAAGATTTGCCTCATTTCTTCTCGCTCTGGTATTACCCTTTGGAGGATCAACAAAGAATACTTCATTCTTAACAATGTTGATAGAACCACGATAAATTCTAACCTCTGCACCATCAGTATGTGATGTTGCTGCAGTTCCAACAATTCCTCTTTCGACAGCAACTGTTGGGTGTGTTGCTGCAGTTCCAGCAGCAATAATTCCATTAATTGGTCCAAGCAGTTGACCATTAAAGTTGGTGCTTAAACCAACCTCAATAACCTTCATGTATTCATCATCAATTTTCAAGATATCTCTTGGTTGAACAGATGAAATACCACTAATGTTGAATGTAGCAATACCTGCACTAATTCCACCGTTATTAAAATTGAGGGTATGATTGATTGGTGTGAACGAAATTGGTTGTTGAACAATACCATCAAGAGCAATAACAGTCTTCGTAAGTTTTTTGGTTATCTCAAGTTCGTGAGCATTTCCAATACCAGCATCTGTAAAGGTAACAAAAATACCTGCTCTTGCATATTCTTCTTTTGTTGCTAACTTAAATGAATCTGGTGTTACGGCAATTGGATAAACTTTTTCTGGGAGTCTATCGGTAACAATTCCTGCATAGTTTTCAGTTGTTCCAATACCAACTGAAGTTTGTCCAATTCCTGCGAATGTACTTCCTGGAGTGTACAGGAGTTCTTCTCCAGTATTGAAGAAGTGATTTGGGAATGTAAAGAGACCAGTTTCATAATCAATCTTTGTAGTATCTGCAGGATTAAAGAACTTGGTATAAATTGGGTGTCCCTGATGAGTTAGTTTGAAGTTAACTCTGTTTGCTCTAATACCATTCAATCCGTCAAAGGCAGATAACAAGATAAGTTGATTTGAAGGTCCATAAGAAAGTGGATTTGGTTGATTATCGAAATCATTTTCTCTATAGAGAACTTCATTGAAAGATTGTGCTTCAACACCATCAACATTATATTCTTGGTCTGGATAGAAGTTAAGATAGAAGTTACTTCCAATAATTTCTCCGCCAAATGTTCCAAGTCCAGTAGTATTATTGACTGGTGCAAAAGGTCCAGGTACAACAAAGGTTTCCATGTCCTTATTATTGGACATAATGTTTACCTGATGAATTGCAGAAGTTTCTCCAGCAGAAACACGTATTACAGAAGTAGATGACGAAATATCGTCAATATCAAATGTTCCAAGAGTTACCGCAGTAGATCCAAATCCTACAGTAGATTCTAATCTTACACTCTTTTCAGAACCTGGAGGTTGATCGTTAAGAAGGAAACGATAGGTTCCAATACCAGAAGTAGTTGCTGCAAATCCAACAATATTTGAACGGATATCAAATGGTGAGGAAGATATTCCAGTATTGTATGCCGTGAGAGATACAATTCCAGAATTTGCATCATATACAGCACTTAAAATACCAGTTTGAGTAGCACTATATGATTTCGTTGTAGTATCGAAGTAGTACTCACTTAAATGAGTATTATTTCCATCAAAATCAAGAGTTGCTTCAATATAGTTTGTAGCTGGACTGAATCGATCTGCAATTTCAACAGAAGCAAAAGCGCCGTTGAAATCATTAACGTCAAATTCTGCAATAGTTTTAGTTTCAGGATTACCTAAAGTATTTCCTACAGAAACAAAGCTACTAACCAAATCTACAGAACCACCAATTGATTGAGTTCCAATTCCACTAGACCCTGTGGGAAGTGCCTGATACAGATATGTTTTCTTGAGAATCTTAATATCATGATCAGTATTATATGGATCAACTGGGTCAAAGATGAGAGTCTTCCTTCCAAAACTATCAACATCTGCACGGAAAGAACCAAGTTTGTGATGACTATGTGCAGAATACTTTTCAAACAGATATATGTCCAGAGTGGTAGATTGTACAACAAGTTCTGAAACTTGAATGTATCCATTATCTGGATCTAATATTTGAATGAGATATCTTACATGATTATCAATAAAGTCAATTTCTTCAAGTTCTACAAAGATATCTTGGAATCCTTTACTTGAAAACTTATCACTAATATCATCATGAATAAGAACTCTATTAGTTCTACACTCAGTAAAGTCAGTCAGTTTTCTATTCTGAATTTGTAAGGAGTTTGATTGTAAGAAAGTTCCAATTCCACTTTGTCTTGGATCATCATCAATTGCATTATCGAAGTTATTGATAGTATCAACTCTCCCTTCGGAGACAACATCAAGAACAACGATAGAAGTTGTAGTTCCACCAAGACTTACTTTCGTAGATGCTAAAGATGAAATTCCAACATCAGCAAAGTTCTTAAGACCTGCTGGGTGAATTATACTATTAACTGGGGCAGAAAATTCATCCCAAGTAATTGGACTCTTAACTGAATATGAAAGATTCTGATAATAATCATTATCTGGGATAACCTGATAATCTTCACTAATCTTACCAATATCATTTTTCCATCCAAGTTCAAGTTTGGAGGAATATCCAATATTGAATTTTGCTTTCTTGCGAGTAACACTAGTTACGTCAGAGATTGCTCCACTAATGATACCTTTGATTTTTGAACCTTTTGTAAGATTATAATCACCAGAAATTTTAATATAATCATCTCTTACTAAAGTAACACGAAGGTCAGTTTCAAAGTATCCAGTTCCAGTATCTACAAACAGTGCTTCATTTTCAACAAACTTAGCTCTTTCCTGAATTACTCTGATATCTGGATAATCATTTTTATTGATAATAGTTGCATATCCAGACTGGAATGTTACTGCAATACCAGCATTAGTCGTAATACCAACACCATCTTCTCCAATAACTTGGAATTTAAGAATAGCGGGGCTTGTATTATTATATTCTAATACTTTAAAGAACTTATAGTTATAGTCTGCAGAATTGTATCCATCACCACTTCCTGGAACCATTTCAATTCCTTCAACGAAGATACTATCACCAGCATTAAACAATACTGTTGTAAATCCAAGAATTGGTGTAGTGAGAGTACAAGTTGCAACTCCAGCCATGCTGGTAGTCATAGAAACAATACCTACACCATTTGAATTATTAATTGCAATAACTCTATGTGGTTCTGAATCTAATCCAAGAATAGGTGCAATTAATTCAATTTCAGAAATTGCCCCATTTGGTGCCTTTGCAACAAGAGATGTTGAATCGACCAAAGTATTGGTAGTATCATTCCAAACTAAAAGGTCTGGATCGCTCAAATATCTTCTACCAGCAAAACGAACATCAAAATCTGTAATAGTGTCTAAGTTATCAATTCTAACGATAGGTGGAACAATTGCTTCAGGTCTTAAAGTTTTATCAGATGGATAATCATATCCAATATCTTTAAATCTTACTTTCTTAATTCTACCAATAGAAGTTGAAATTGCCGCAACGTTTGCATTATTTCCATTTACAGAAGTAACATCAGTAAACTTAGGAAGTTGTTCGTAATTAAATCCTTTGGAAAGAATTTCAACCTTTCCAATAGAACCATTCAGAGCATTAGCAGACTTTGTTGTGTATTCTAAAGTATCACACTGAGAAGGAAGAAAATCCAGAACAATAGGCATTTGAACTGGTGAGATATTAAAAGTGGTGCTTCCAACACCATGTACTTTGTAAGTACCATTGTACTCACTATCAATGTAGTTGATTTCAGAGAAATTAATTACATCTTTATCAGCAGTGCTGATATATCCACCCTTCTCAATTGCATAATATAATTTGGATGGAGAACTCTTAGAATGCTTAATTGTAAGAGATGCATTACTTGCAGTACCAATTCCAATAGATCCAACACCAACTACATTAAAATCTCTACTATCATAGGAAGAAATATATTCATTGGTAAATGAATTTTCATTGTAAATTCTGAGGTTGTATCCTTTCAGTGAAGGATCTTGTAAATTGAATTGAAGATCGCTATTTTTGGTTACGTTGATTTGTGGATTAATCAAAGAGAACTTATGATTTGTATCACCTGTTCCAACAAGATTAAGTGATTTTTCAGTTAATGGATTGCTTTCATATAATGTTTCCGCAAGTCTAAACTCATCAGAACTGTCTCTAATTACATAATAAGAGGTATTTGTTTCTAATCCCTCTGCAGGTTCAACAGACTCATAGAATACTCTATCGCCTGTTTTATAACCATGATTATCAATGATAATTCTATTGGTTGTTGTATTGATTCCTGCAGAAGTAATTCCAGTTGGATTGATAAGTAATAGTTTCTTATCTTCATTAAATGCAACAGTACATGCTGCAGTTGTTCCAAGACCAACAATTGTATTTGGAATTAAATTTAACTTAATAGTATCACCTTCTTCAAGACCATGAGTTGCTCCGCAACTAATCTTTGTTGTAATTCTGCTGAGGTCTCCAGTCAATTCTGAGAATGTTGTCTCAAAACGATATTCTGCATTATCGCTACCATCATTGTAGAAGAAGAGACCATTACCAGCAGTAGTCAATCCTACTTGAGTAGTTAAACCAATAAAGTTTCTTCCCTTATCAATCACATACAATTCTGATACATTAAAAGGAATATTGAATGTATTTGTATTAGAATCATCATTGCCTACAATGATTTGATTCAAACCTGGTTTTCCAGACATGGACAGTTTAACTTTCTGTCCAGTTTTGAATGGATGATTGGGTATATGAATTTGTTGAGTAGGAATATCAACCGAAGTGGATGTAATACCAATTTCAAAATTCTTAATAACGGAACTACCTGGAGTTGTTCCTACACCAACTGATTGAGCAGGATTGAAAAATACTAGTTGATTTCTCTTAGATTCAAACTTCTTAGTTTTAAGAGGGAGAAGAAGTCTATCATTCAAAGGCTCAAGTCTACTACCAACCGTATGAGCAAGACCTGCTACACCATGTCTCTTAACTCTCAATATACCATTATTGTAATCATTGAGAATGGTTACATTTTCAAATCCAACAGAAGATACAATTCTCATTGTATTTCCAATTGAAATATTGTTAAATTTCGTGCTAAGAATAATGTCTTCGTATCTACCATATGGGGTAGCAACATATTGAGACATTGTTGCTGCTAAAGACACTACTTCAGTAGTGAATCCAATTTTAGTAGATCCAGCAAGAGCAGTTACTGAAGTGGAGAGACCACTAATTAAAACACTATCATTTGGATTCAAATCAAATCCATTCATATTATACGCAGCAACCTGCTTTTCACCTAACCATTCAAATACTACATTTTCATAGGTAGTGAGACTTGTATTAACTGAGGTTATTGCAGCACCAACCAATTCCGATACTTCTGCTCTAAATCCAGCACCATTAGTATCAAAACTGTTGAAGTTGACTCTATCCCCAATTTTATACCCAACTCCACCATCAATAACATCTACTATATCGGGAACTCCTTGAGTAACTGATTCTACAACACTAAGTTGATCATATGTTTCATAACCTTCATTGATAAAATCATAATCAGCATTCTTACGATTAACGTTATATGGGAATGTATTTCTAACTAACTTAGAATTATTAAAATCAAACTTATGATCTAATGTGAAGTTTTCGGGAATAATTTCAGAGCGATACGTATTACCAATAAAGTATGGATATTGAGGTTCAAAGTTTGGAGATGTTTGGCTTGTAGTTACACCAACAAAGTATGCATACACACCATTAGGGAATTCTGGAGTTTTTCCAAAACGCCCATTATGCTTATCCAAATCTCCAGTACCTGCATATCTGTAGTCATCTACAAAAAATCCTGGAGTAAAATCTGGTCTATCAAAAATTGCAGTTGATTCTAACTCATATCCAGTCTTAACAAGTCTTACACCAGACTGAATGTCCTTAGGATCTTCATATCCAAATGGACCATAGATTGGGTTTCCATCATATGCCCATCCAATAATTGGTGAATGGTTTCCATCGAGTGGTTCAATATTTTCTGCAAGATCTTGAGAATATCCAAAAATACCATACACAAGTGAATTTTCTTTCTCATTCTTATACAGATTAGAGAAGATTTCTTTCGTTTGGGTTTTAGAGAATTGACCAAATCTTTCTGCATCATTTATATCAAGATATCTAACACGAGTATCAAACTTTGCACCAAATCCTCTAGACCTTACGTAAATTGATGTTGCAGCTGCACTATAACCAATACCAGTATTGATAACAATAACATCACTAATTTTGTTATCTGTTATTACTGGTCTTAAAATAGCACCAGTACCAGAACCAGAATTATCTTCAACGACTAACTCTGGAAGAGATACGTAATCACTACCACCAGTCAGAACTTGAACTTCTACTATCTTTCCATTATTGATGATTGGTGCGAGTTGTGCATTCGTACCTTGAGTAATTTTTACGATTGGTTTTTGATGAAGATTTAATGTTGTTGATCCATATCCAGTTCCACCTTCATAAAGATACGCACCAGCAATTTCTCCAGTAATTACTGGAGTAAAGTTAAATGTACCAGTAGTTCCACCATATGAAACATTAGCAACTACTTCGATAGGGGGATATTGGAAGATATGGTATCCACTACCACTATCTGTAAAGTCAACATACTTACTTCTTACGCTATCTGTAGTATCGGTACCACCAATACCAATATTAATCAATCGGAAAGTATTTGAATCAATCTTATCAACTTTATATTGATTGGTCGTATTCAGTCCAACAACAGTATTTTCAGTAGGCGAATAGATTATAGTCTCACCTGTCTCAAATCCATGGTCTTTATGAGATACTGTATTATAAATTGTAGAAATTCCAGATGCCTTTACTCTTAATTTTCTATAGGTATATCCAGAACCAGAGTTCAATACTTTAACTTCTCTAAGATTATTTCTGGTGAGTGTCCTAAACTTATGAATACCACTAGCACTAGTAGATTTAGACAGACCAATAGTATTGACTCCTACTCCACCACTAAGAGCATCTGCTTCGCTCTTAAAGAGTCTAATTGAAGAATTATTAACTACTCTAACAACATATTCGTCACCACTTACTAGAGTTCCAGCAACTAAGTTATTGATATCATAAGGATCACCAATAGCAATTGGATTGTTGTCATTATGATTATAAATTACGTGCTGACCTGTTATAAGATTGTGATTAGATAAGAATGTAATTGTTTCTTCATCAACATCAACTCCACCACCAAGATTACGAGCACGACTATCAAATTCAATCTCACGGAATCTACTTCCAGTTACTGGTTCTAATACACAACCAGAACCATTACCACCAACAATAGAAACAGAGAGAACATCGTCAACATCAAAGTTTTGTGGATCGACAAGAACTTCTTTAACACTACCAATAACAATTGGTTCAACTAAAGCAGTTACTAATCCGACAGTAGATCCTGTACCAGCAGAGATAGAAATCTTTGGTGGATTAACTACATCATAATCCCTACCACCATTGAGAACATTAAATTCATCCAATGGACCATAGTAGATTCTATCTCTAGATTCAGGGCTAGAAATTTCAACACCATTGATAAGAATACCAATATTACCAAGATTTCTTGTTACTTCTTTATTTTTCGCAAGAGTTTGATTTAATGGGAACTTTCTTAAGATATTATTAGAAGATAGTTTCTTATCTTCATGCCTTCTCAAAGTAAAGGTATGAGTTCCTGCATTGAGATTTGGACCAATACGAACGAATTCGTTACCACCAAGTAACGATTTAGATGCATATAATCTAATTTCATTTGAAGTAACTAACTTCACATAATATAATTCTCCAGATACCAGTCCAGAGAATTGATTATCAGCAACATATCTGATTTCATCTCCATCGATGAATCGTACAGAATTTGCAAATTTTACTGTGGAGAAGTTCTTGAAGTATGCACTATATCCACCAAGATTTGCTTCAGTACCATCTGGGCAAACTGATTCAATAATCTCATCTAAAATTTCATATCCTGGTAATGAATGGGATGCAACATAACCAGTAGTATCTGCATCATCTGTATATACATTCAGAGTATTTGCAATGTATACATCATTACCTGCAATGATTGGTGTGTTTAAACTGGTACTCTTGATTAGATTTCTTCTAATACTATAAGTTTGAGTAGGACTTGGAACAAATCCAGAAATATTACTAAGACTAATTTCCTTACCACTAATAGAGTCAACAACAGCATTAGCGGAATCTACAATATTGCTAGAACCAATTAAAATATCAACAGAATCACCAACTCTCAGTGATGCCTTATCAATATCTTCGTAAAGGAAGAATGATGCACCCTGAATAGATTCAACATTAAATCTTGTACTTGTATTGTAAATCCAAGAGTTTCCAAATACTTCTTTATAAGTTTTGTCTCCATCTGGATTACGAATGATATCACCAACATTTCTTACAGAAATCTCTTCTCCCACTTCCATTAGTGGGATATCATCAATTGCCTCAAAGTCTGAGAGAACGCCAGTAATACGAAGTTCAGACTTCTTATTTACATCTCCATCTTCATATCCAAAGATGGTTTCATCTGCTCTAATAGCAGCACCAAGGGTAATGCTACTGGTGATACCAGTACATCCAAAGAATTGATTAATACTCTTAGATGTATAATCAATATTCAAATCACCAGTTATAATAGAACCAGTTTGTCCAAAACCAATTGTAGAGTCTACGCTGATTACAGATGCACCAGGTGAGACTGTTTCTAAGACTCGTGAGAATCCAGGTACCTCAAAAGTTCCTTCTACAAGATCCCTATCATTATAACCAATGAACAGACCAATCTTATAGAAAGTTTTAGTATCTCTAGTAAAGATTTCTACATCTGATACGGCAGCATTTGTAGTGAGGTCATTAGATTTGAAAATGGTTTGACCTTCAAGACCAAATGGATTACCAGAAATACTTTCTGCAACAATAACTTCTCTACGAATATAATCTGCAGAAGAAGGTTTAATCAGTCTACTTTCAAGATCGATAACCTTTGCAGTAACACCATAAAGAACTTTGAAGAGAATAACTACAGACTCTTCAATACCTTTTGATTGGTAGAATGTTCTAGCGTTTCTAATGAAGTTAGCAACATCCAAATCGGATACAAATGTCTCCTCTTCGAAACCAGGAGTAAAAGTTTTCTTTAACTTTTTGTAGAACTCTTGTAAGAAAAGAGCACTGAGGTTTTGAATAGAAGCATTTGCACTGTGAGAAGCAGCAGCAGTATCCTCAAAGATGACACTTTGGCGATTTGTATTTACAAAATATGCCTTTGTGCTATCATCAAATCCAGTAACTCCACTGAAACCACGAATACAACCAGTAAAACTAGTATCAGTCTTACCAGTATATGTTATAATCTCATCATCGATCTTCAAGAGACCATAATCATCTGGATATCCCTTTGTAGAAGAGACTGTGATTGTAGTATCTGACGCGCTGATATCAGCAGACAGGGTTGCCTGGTTAATAATAACCTCAGGGATGAGGTTATCCAACTTGAGATAACGGTCAAGGTTATCTACCAGGTCGATATTACCACCCTGTGCTTCTTGGGAGATATAATATTGTC